CTTCCGTCTGCCAGCGACGCGCAGATACATTAAAAATAAAAGAATAAATCACAAAAGTCGCAAAGGCAAAGAGCATAACATTAACTTGAGACGCCCCGATTGGATTACAAAAACCTGTACCCTCGATCGTACTACGCGTGGCCGCGGGTATTTGTAAACGTCTGAAGTAAATGGGTCTTTAAACCAATATACATAATGACAGACGGAAGTACTATTGAGGAAAGCCAGAAAACCTCAAAAGAAAGAACGATTACCGGGGCTGGCTACATACCGGTAAGGAATCTAACCTACGATTCCCAAGGGACAACAACACCGTGTAAGGACGCATCGGCGCCTAAGGCACCAAAGCGAACTACAACAACGATGTCACGACCAGACTCACGATACGCATCATAAACGAAAAACCCAGCGAAAGTGAGATCACGCACGAAACGACGCAAAGAACGATGTGCAACGGGAACACGAGAAATACGAACAACTTGAATTCGTACACCAGCTAAGGCATATCGAAACACAAAAACTGAATTAGGCGCAACGACCAAATTATGCAACATAGCACGATGTGAAGAATGTACATTGTAATAAGGCATATCCAAATGAATAAAGCCAACAGGCAAGACACCGACACGAGGTACAACCTGCGTAGCCAACAACTCATCAGCCAAATCTGATTGATAGAAATCAACATCAGAGGAATTAGAGGTGGTATCAGAATGTACGGATTCGGTATCAAGACTGGGGGTAACAAATTCAACCCCATTATTCTGACAATAAACGAATATGTCATGGGGTACATCTTCAAACGAAACAATCGGTTGACGACTAACGGGACAAGTGTGATGTATTTCCTCCCAACAAGCGAGTGCAGCATGAGAAAACAAATGCGGCGGCACACAGTTACAATACACAGGATCATTGGGTAGATCGAAAGTGATGGGACAACGAAGTTGAGTGAAGTCAGACATAAAGAAAAAGCGTGTTGTTGTTTTATAAAGAAAGCCCCTACTGATACCGGCGTGAACGACGCCCATCGCCCCAAGAGGGTGCGAAAGGGCGATCGTATGCCGGGTAATTGTCAAAACGAACATTACGTGCGAATTGGGGATTACGGGGCGGTGCAACATTAGGACGGTTAAGAATCGGACGCATGCGTTGAGGCATACCACGGGGGGCATTGACGACTGGACCCGGCCAGCCGACAGGACGCATGCGTTGAAATTGTGAACGGCGTTGGAGACGAACAGCAGCGACGTCGCGCGTGAGTTTAGCAACGTCAGAGGCAACCTTAGCAGGCTTTTGACGAGAATCCTTAGCAATCTTCTTCTTATCCTTCTTGACAACAACAGGTGCAGCAGCAGCCGGAACAGCCTTCGGCCCAGCGAAAGCATTTGATAGCCAACTTATAACCTTTGGCGCATACGTAGCGGCTAAGGCTAAAATTGAGCCAAGATCATTGGCAGCAGCAGGAAAGCCATCGGGCTTTTGATGAACAATAGCAGCCGCAACATGAATGGCACGATCGTCAGGAATGGGTGGAGTTTGCTGAAAGAACACGAAAGAACTACGAACGCATGGTTGAATCTCAACGCCATAAAGACTCTTGACAGTAATGTAAGCATTGGAAATAGGAACAGTGGCTGGAATAATCGACAAGCCAGAGAAATAGACATAAGCAATGGTGAAATCGGTCCAAGTCGTATCGCCGCTGTTTTCAAGAGTACGGACAGCCGGAATAGTGCCGTTAGGAGCCATTTTGACATACAAAGGTATTGCATGTTCAGCATGGGCGCTATCAGTATAGCGAATATAGCACTGGAGCAAATCCTGTTCTGAACCATTGCCGATATCAGGAACAACATAAAACTTGTTAATCGGCTGTGACCAATGTTGAGGTACAAAAGCGCCATCACGAGCAAGATGTGTGACAGCCTTTGGATTAGATTGTTGAAGTTGAGTAGGTGAAGCGGGAACATAAGCGCCACCAACACCTTGGCCAGAAACGTCACCAACGTCAAGTACCTGTGTATTATATTCAGCCTCGTTCCCCAAACGAGAACGCATCTCAAGACGCTGATCCTCCATCGGAGGAATAAGAGCAAGCGACGAAACAAAAATAGCAGGGCGAGCTTGAGCGATGGTCACGGTACCTTGGTCATTAAAGGCGGTTGAATTGAGATAGTAAGTACAAGATTTGTAAGACAGACGGGACAACGAAACGTCAGCACCCCAATTGGCGACAAAGTCGTAGGAGTCGTTAATAATAGCGGGGAATTGGGGATGTTGGAACCATTGTCCGGCTCCGAATGTAGGACTTCGAACGAAGACGTACGAGACAACACGGGCTCCGGTAGTTTGAAGAAACATGATCTCGCTGAAATTAACGATGACCGGGGGGGTTCCAATGCTGCCAACGAGTGGAATGTTGTTGACCGTTTCAAAGGAGAGGGTGGTAACAGGGCTGATGTTGTTATCGGGAGTTGCGACGAAAGCGGAGCGTTGGACTGAAGGTGGATGGAGATACTTCTCGACCCAGGCGCGGCCCGGCGCGGTTTCCGTTGGTAATGAAACATTAGACATAGAAAAATGAGAAAATAAGAAAGTAAGTGAATGAGTTTTATAAAGAAACCCCCTAGTTAATGAACACATCCGGCTGAGAATGCAAAAACGTCAAGACATCGCGATTAAAATCCGGAAGATCATCATAATCAACAGATTTTTGGCGGTGTAACCAAGACAGTAGCATGTGAACATGCTCAGCACTCACAGACGAATAGGTCCGATTAATAAAAGAATAATACTCTGAACAAGCAATAGCGCCAAATTGTGCATGCTCAGAAGAGGTGATACAAGATAAATCTGCATCCAAATTCAGCACAGCTTGCTTATAATGTCGCAAATCACGAAAAACCGTGGACATAAATTTTACGCACTTGCGTATAACATCAGGATAAAAACCAAAAGGAGTAATAAACATACCAGCAAATTCCATGTGCGGTGGATACTCGTCCTTGAGTTGCAAACCACGATCACGACACCAGCACATCGCAGAATTATTAAAACGAACATTAGTCGCATTCAAGGCAGAATCGTCACCTTTAAAGGCGGCGTAAACCAATTCATCGAAATCCAAGGCAAAAGCAATAACGCACATGCCGAAAAAGGTATTACCAACAAGAGTGAAAGGCTCGCCAGAATGCATTTTCTCGTGGCCATATAACTTCATCATATCATCGCACAAAACCCAGGAGGACCGCATATTACGATATAAATCAATAAGTTTGGGCGGAGCGCCCATAGCAGCCATCATCAAAGAATTCAAATTTGGGCTAAGCGAATATTGTGAGGAGTCATACTCAGCAAAATCACAAGCAAAATTATCCGGTAGCAATCCACGCTCTTTCGACTCGGCAATTAATTCAGCAAGACGAGCACCAATTTGGGCATCAGAAATATTAGAGGCAAAAACAACATGAGGATGGAGAATCACATGAAGAAGTTCAGCGAGGCGACGTGAATATGGAGCAAGAAGAGCATTAATAATTTTCTTAAACGCAGAAACACCTTGGCCAGCTTTGAGACGTCTCTCAAAGAAATCGCGAACGTCAGGTTTGGCTTGTTTCTTAGAAAAGAAATCAATAATAATAGAAAATTCATCAAACTCAACATCAATCAAATCGCGAGGCAAATTCTTCTCCTGCAAGGCCTTCATGTATTCGAAATAATGAAAATTAAGAACCTCAACGTCAGTAGAGGATTGCACAAAAGCCAACAAGGACAATGATCGTGCAGACAAATAAGGGATAATTTCATCCTCAATAGACGAATGGCCAGAGGAGTATAATAAATTACGACATGTAAAATCACGGCAAAATTTTAAAGAAAAAGCGTCGAAACACTGTGCAGTATCTATAAAAGGAGTAGTAGAACCAAGGGTTTTCTTAGAGTAACGATCAAGAAAAGTAAAGAAAGCAGTACTAGCAAAATTGAAATACAAACGAGCAAAACTATGAGAACCTAAATTTTTACCGCGGACCCGCTCTTTGACGACGCGCTCTAAATAGCGCGCCCAATTAAGAACGGCGCGTCCGCCTCCCTTTATTAGCAGCGGCAGCATTCTGAATAACAGCAAAATTATCATTAGATGCCATGTCAGTAACGATCATTTCGTCCATAATTTGGACAGCTTGAGTCATCTCGACATCATCGAGAGGATTCTGATCGACATACATGGATAGATCGAATAAAGGATTATGTTGCATGTAATCATAGACACCGTAACGCTGCTGTTCAAAGAGAGCACCATTATATTCTAATTTACTATTCTGCAAGAAAGCCAAACGCAAAAACTCATTGGACGAACCCACAATAAGCAAATTATCAGTGTGTCGAGTTAACGAAACACGCACATGAGCAAGGGAACGCGCAAAACCAGTAGAAAGAGCTTTCGGATCGACATAAAGAATCACGCCGCGAAAAGTGCGGCCAACAGATTCGTGAACAGTGAGTGCAGGTCGTACATCAGTACTAAGCTTCATCATAGTCGCACGATTAAAAGTAAGCAACTGATGATTAGGACGAGAAGATATCATAGCTTGAGCACCGACATAATCGGTGTCAATACACACCAAAGAATTAACAACATGAGATGTCGTGCGAATAAGACGATAACCCAAATTACGAAGCAGCATACAAATATCATGCGGTGAACGACGAGTAATCTGGTAATCGATATCCGGATAAACGCGAGAAAACTGACGGCTAGTATAACAAACACGATTAACATCAATCGGAGGTAATTGAAGGGGATCGCCAACAAGATAAAGAATAGCATTAGGTATATAAGTGCGCAAAACGGCGAAGTAGCCAACATAATAAGTAAAAGCTTCGTCGACAATGACATAAGCATAATCACGACGAGTAAGAAAAACATTATGAAAAGTACATACATCAACGGCTTTAGAGCCAACAGACGCACGCACAGTCTCGCACAATTCATTAGTCGGCACAATAATACAACCGCGCACAGTACCCATCTTAGCAACAAGATTCTTATAAAAGGTGGTTTTTCCACAACCAAAAACTCCAGATAACACAGAACAATCGATGGATAAAGCATGTGAACGAACAGAACGACGACGCATAATTGCAAAGCAATCATTAAGAGCATTGCTCAAGCGAGTGCTAACAAAAGAATTTAGCATCTCATCAACTTCATGTTCAGTTACAGTAAAGTGAAAAGCCTTTGGAACAAGCGGCACAGGTTCAGCAGAATAAACATCAACAGACATAAGAGCAAGAACACGCTGAACCGCACAAATGCGCAATTGCTCAAGAACAGTAAAATCAAAATGCAACTTCTGAATGGAAGCAACAGAAACACGATGTATGTCACGAGAACGATGGCAAAGCAAATAGAACTCGCGGTTCAACTCGCCAGAAGCTGGCGGTTTATACAAAATGCATCCATAAAAATGATCCAGACAATACAAGAACAACGTGCGCAGATCAGCAGAATGTTGATCGCCCATAGGGAGAGTATAAAGTTTTAAAATCAAATCAGAATTAGTAGACACAGTAGAAATGGAGTGTAAATAATGGACAAGGCTGGAATTAACAACAGCAGCTGGACCAATATCTATATAAATCAAACCATACCCGCGCAAATCGATGGACTCGACAGAAATGTCAAAATCAATAACGCGGGCATAAGAGCCAGCGTAAATAGATGCCAAACGCGGGCCGTGTGAATAAATAAAAGCATTAACACTACCGCCATCGCGCAAAAGCGTGGCTAAAACAGGACCGGCGCTTCCAGGTGAAGCACCGACATCAGCTATAGTACTATATTTTCCACGACGGTGTGTATAATAGACACTGATAATCTGGCGCAACTTAGCGCAAGCCCGATTGCGACCAACATAAACTGAGCTAGGTAGCTGTGAAACGGCACGCTCATAAGTATCTTTGTCCCAAGATGCAAGTTCACGATCATAAGACTGAGGCAAAGGTTCGACGTACAATGGAATAGCAACAGAAGCACGACGATCACGCACGGTCATATCAGCCTCAGGCGAAATAGGAGCGAGTTGGAAAATATTATCGGAACGATTGGCCAAAATAATGTTTGAAGGCGCAACAAGTGCATTCGGATCAACAGAAGCGGCAACACTTGAGACGAGGTCATAAACACAAGCAAAAACATCAAGATTATCGCCGTCAACACCAGTGGTGGATGTAATAGGAACAACAGAAGCAGCCGAAGAATCATCAGAAACAACAACAACAGGCTCAGGCTCAACATACGCAATAACATCGTCATCGGGAAAGGGATTAGTAGATACAACAACCGAAGACGGAACAGAAAGATCCGGAGCAGTAGATGCAGTGGTAAAAACAATAGGTGCAGGTGGAGCAGAAGGACGAACAATTGGTGGAGGAGTAGGAGTGACAGATATCGGTAACATCGGATTGGCGACAGAGGTCGAAACGCCAGTAGAACAAGTGTGGTCAACATGATCAGTGCAGAACCAAGTACGACATTCGGCACACGACGCAACAGCAGTCGATGCGCACAAAGCGCATAAACGTTGAACAATGTCGTTAAAATCATGAGGACGCACAAGCGGCGATTTGACGACAGCACAACGAGAAGTGCGGATATCAGTAAACCGACGAGCTTCAAAATTTCCCAAATGAAGCGGGTTTTCATGTTTAGATGGTAAAATACAAGTAAAGAGCCAACGCATATTCTCGAAGAATTGATCAAACACCCCGACACGACTATCATGCTTGGCAATATAATCATAAATGGCTCGACAACCACGAGATGTCTCAGAACGACGAGCAGCAGCCACCCAAAGCATGCTGTATGCAAAATGTTGAAGCTCAACTGGATCAATGGTAAATTTTCGGTTCATCTCCTTAGTGTTGATATCAATTCGATTCGTTATACCAACAATATAAGTATGAACAGCATTATTGTCAAGCTCGGTAGGTTTTAAAGCTTGGTTGAAAGACCGTCGATAAAAATCATAAGGAATGAGGATATGAGCAAGTTCGGACTGCTGTTTACAAAGACGACCCCAGAAATAATCGTACAAATCCGGAAACAAAATGTAACCAGACATAAAAGTACATTGAATGGTACGACTTAACAGACCACCGCCACAAGGAATACGAGTGAAGCGGAGGTAATGTTGAGGACCATCTTGGTGATAATCTTCAATAGTAATCCAAAAATTTGGACCCTGTATGACGGTAGTTTCAGACCAAACACGCCAATTAACCAGGCTATGGCGATAATCAAAAGAACAATCATTAAAAGCCATAATGGCATAATCACCATCTTCTGTCCAGGTGTAAAAATTGTGATAATCTTCATAATCACGGACCATAGTGGCGTGCGAACCATAGTGCAGCTCCATAGGTAAAAAGAGCACGGCAAGCAAGGTATCTAAACCATGGTTTTCGAATTCACGATAGACATCCAAAGGAGTCTGATCGTACAACGAATGAATCGAAACGCCGATAGAAGCACGATGCTTACACTCCTGGGCACCACGAAAGCAAAACAAACCAGGGCGTGCACAATCCACAGCAGCAGCGTCAGCAAAAACCTGATCTCGCAAAGCCTGAGCTTGTGTGAGTTTATCAACGGTATTCGCAAATTCGGCGCTGCGGGCAGATGAGTAAATAGAAGCAAGATAACGAGAACGATCACGGGCACTATCAGACAATAAGCAACCATGAGCATTGGGGCGGCCGAGCACGCGAGAAATATTGCCACCAATATCGATAAAACGACCATTGCCATGTGGACCTGATGCTTGTTGATATAACTCAACAGTGGCAACATACAATAGAGAAGCGGCAACGGGATGAGAGGAGACACGCAAATTCTCCTCATTCATAACAACAGAGCGACGCAAAAAGCATTGCTCTAAATATTCCAAATCTTTCTCATGTAAATAATAAGGAATACGAATAGCATGGGCATGGTGGCTAGCCCGAAAAGAAACAAGAGCATTGACGTCAGGAGCACGTACACGATCACGATCACCTTGGTTCAAATCAGAGAATCGAACGCGGGTAAGTGAAGTTTCGGTAGACATTAGGTCAATGCGGAGAAAAA